CAAATGTTGGTTTAATACTAATAAAAACCTTGCCATATTGGGGTGGAACTAACTCCTCTCCACCAAAAACAGAAATAGATTCGGTTTCTGGGTAAATCTTTGATGGAATTATTGTTTCGTAGTCATTAGATGTCAGTGCTCTGTTCTGTGCTGCATATATTCTTGGTGCAAACTTCTTAATTGACTCAACAGTCTCAATATTTGATCCACCGGAGGCAATAATGCTTGGAGTTAGCAAAGATACTCCAGAAGTTACATTAAACTCAACACCGTTTCTTGTGTATGTCAATCTTCCGGCAAAATTAAACCCAGAGACGCCATTTGCAGCATCACCATTGGTTACGATGTAGTTTGCAGTGACATAAGCACCTTCTTCGAGTGCTTGACCAAAAACACCGTCTCCAAAAATCAACTCATATCTCTCATCCGATATTTCTTGCAAATAATAGACTTTTGATTCTGGATTAATCTCAAAAAGACTATCTTGAAGACTATATTTCGTAGCAGCTGTCGCAAATTCGCTACTTTTGACTGTAACACGAATTAAGTCAGTATCAATACCCGCATTTGGTAAAATATACTTCTGATTTAGATTTCTAGAGGATTTTGTGAAGTTAGATTCTAAAAGAACGCCCTCATGAATCATTAATTCGTTAAAAGTTGCAACTCCATCAAAAACAGGAACTGTAACATCCTCTAAAATCGAAAATACGAAGGATTGTCCTGCAAATCCACCTGTACTTGATGCAACAACACCTTTTTTAAGTGTAATCGTTGAGGGACTTGGATTTATCTCTGAAGTATCAACATCAAAACTGACAGTCGCCATTGCTGCCTTTCTTGACTTAGGAACATAACCAATATTTCTTGCAAGAGCAACGACATTCTCTCTTAATGTCGAACTATCAATGAAAACCTCATTTGCAACCATGTTTGCATTGTATGAGGTAATATACGTATTGTATGCCAACACATCAAGAATTGATGAAAGGTTGGATCCTTCAAAATCATAGTCCGTAAAGTTGGAATTTGATTTTAAGTATTCTCTGAGTGATGTTTTAACCTGGTCAAAATCCAGGTTAGCGAAATTTACTAATGGCATGTTACCTTGTTGGCTGCAAGACGAATTCTAATTGCTGTGCAGGTACATCTGCACCTATAATGTCATATATGATTTGTACATCAAAAGCATTATTACCAAAATCAGGTTTTGTTGTGACAGACCTTAGTCTCACTCTTGGTTCAAATCTACGAATTGATGTTTCAATCTCATCTTTAATGTTTGATGCTGTTAAGTCATCAAAATTATCAAATAATAATCTTGATACCCTTGATCCAAAGGTTTCATTGAAGGGTTTCTCTCCAGGAAATGTAAATACAATGTTTTTGATTGATCTTGCAATTGCATTTGCATTTTTAAGCAAAATTAAATCGTCGTTCAAGGGATTTTTCTTGAACGACATACTTACATCTCTAAAACCTTGACTTACCCTTTCTAAAGGCACAATTATACGGCAAATATAAGTTATTTATCAACCAATTCGTCAATTATATTTTCATATTTTTTGATCAATGATTCAACTTGCTTCTTATTTGTGCCACAAGGTGCATTTTTAAGGCAAATTAAGATACATTCCTCATCAAGGATCGGATCTCGCTGCCACCAACCATTTTCGTCAATCATTTTTCACTCATACAGAGGTGTTGGTGGGATTTCTTGCTCAAAAATCTCCGTTTCTTGCTTCTTATCCCGTTTTTTGGGTGTCAAATCATCATTTGCGATCTCACGAAGCATTTTTTCGTGTTGCTTTGCTGCCAAATTGTCTAAAAAGTCGTTACTTGCTGTCATTTTTCTCCTCTTCGGGTGAATTTTCGCGTTCTTTTGCTGTTTTCCAGAAATATTCGTCCTCACGACCCATTCCGAGTCGCTCAAAACCGTTCTCAACCTGGTAATATTGAGTTGAAACCTTAAAATCGGGCATTTTTGGATCAACAGGTGTTAAACTATTATCAAAAATACGCATTCGATTGTTTGGATAGAGTGCATACTGTCCATTTTCAAGTTCAATCAAGTTATGAGACTTGTGCTCAGCTGGATTTTCTGCAGTATAACAATCAATCGTATCCATATCCTGGTGATAGTTATCTAGAGTGCATACATAGGTGCCCTTCTGAATGCCAAAATCCCTTGTATAGAGTTCATAATCCATTGAACCAATGAATTGCTTCGTAACTGATACCACACCATAGTCCATACAATTCCAAAATTGTAGATTTGGTAAATCCATATCAGGTGTAGGAAGTTCCGGTTCTGATACAAAGGCACTGATGGGTAATTTGTCATACATTGCTGCATACTCTGGTAAGTATGTCTCAAAATAAAAAGTGCGTCCAGGAATCGACTTTGCCGATACCCAGACGCCTTTGACAAATTCACCATGACCGCTTTGGTGATCAGTTA